ACGGCACCTCCAAAAATTAAACCAGGAACTAAAGAAAAACCTGGTACGTTAGACCCATTTAAGAACCCAAAACATCAACCAAAACCAAAGGCTGAAGTAAAAGAACAAGGTACTAAAACGGCACCTCCAAAAATTAAACCAGGAACTAAAACAAAACCTGGTACGTCAGACCCTTTTAAAAATCCAAAACACCAACCAAAACCAAAAGCTTTAGACCAACCGGCTAAAAAAATGGGTACGGTTGAAATACCTGATTATTTAACTTTTGACCAATTAAAAATTAATTTCAAAGACCAATAATGGCTAATAAAAAAAGAATAAACGAAGCACCTCCAATTGATTATGGTGATAGACCCGAAAGAATGTCACCTGATGTTGAAGGAAAGATAAATAGAGGTGAAACTCCTTTATCAAACAATCCTGCATTTCCAAATATTCAATCAGGTCAAGTTCCACAAACATTTGAACAACTTATAGCGTCTAAGAGATTTAAAGATGTTGTCGATAAGGTAAAAAGATATACTGGACAACAAAATATTTCAGGACAAAATGCGTTAATGCAACTTCAAACGGCTATGATGAGGTCCGTTCAAACATTATTTCAAATTCAAGCTAATAATAAAGAGTATTTGGAAAATTTGGCGGTTGATTTAGTTAGAAAAGAAATGGGTGTTAGACCCGACCAATTACAATATGATGCCAAGCTTGTAGGTATGGGTCAAATTGATATGTCAGGTTTTTCTAAAGAAGGTGAAGAACCCGATGAGGAAGAAGTAGAACAAAATTTTCAACAACAAGAAGAAGATGTTGAAGATTTTATTACCGCATTTGAAAGATTTGATATTGAAAAGGCTAAAAGAAGATTTATTAACGCCTTAATTCAAGGTTCATCTAAAAAAGGACACTATATGTTCGAATTAGTAAGAGATGAATTGGATAGAATCGACCCAAGATTATTAAATTTGTATGGTATTGTTATGTCAGTTAATGATTTAATGTATTGGGTATTACCAGATGAGATGATGGACATGATGATGAGTCAAAGTGGTGTTGGTGGTAAAGAAGAAGTTGATATTGAAACTGACCCCCCAACAGTAAGAGCTCGTGGTTTATTTTTCCCAATTTTGATTCATGAGTTAATCAAAGGAACTATGGAGGTATTGGGTACTCAAGGACTTCCTGATGACCCAAAACAAGCCGAAATGGTTATGGCATCTACAGACACTTTAGCAAATGAAGTATGGGATTTAAGACTTGGTCCAGTAATATGGGAAAAATTCTTAACAGCATATCCTGAACGTTTATTTGATGAAGATAAAAAATTCATACAAAGCTACCTATTTGCAAGATTTTCAGCATTATCTTCTGACGAATTTTTCAATTTAGCAAAAATGATTTTAAGAGGTGATGCAAAAGCAACATCTATCTTAGACAAAATGGTTACAGAAATTGTAAATCATCTTAATGAGGTTCACAGTGATGATGATGAAGATTCATCAGACTATGATACTGACGATGATGGTGAAGACGGACCAGATGATTTAAGTGATTTAGATGATTTCTTAGGTAGTTTAGGTATCGACAGGTCCTAATACTAACCTTATATGGGTTTTACCAAAGAACAATTACTATTAGAATATACAAGGTGTGTCAAAAACACACCATACGCTCTTAAGACGTATCTTCAGACTTATGATAACACTCAGTCAAGATACGTCCCTTTAGAGTTATTTCCTGACCAAGTAAACTTGGTAGAGGATTATGAAAACTTCAACGAAAACATTGCATTAAAATATCGTCAGGCAGGTGTGTCTACGGTAACCGCTGCTTGGGCGAGTAAACGACTTGTATTTGCATCAAAACAAAGACCTGAAAAGGTTTTGATTATTGCAAACAAATTGGATACCGCTGTGGAAATGGCAAATAAGATTCGTGGTTTTACCGAACAATGGCCTGCTTGGGTAGGTGTTGGATTTTCACCTGACAAAAACGCCGCAAGACACTTTAAGTTAACTAATGGTTGTGAAGTTAAGGCGGTTGCAACATCAAAAGATGCACTTCGTGGTTATACCCCAACTATGTTGATATTTGACGAAGCTGCGTATATTGAGGCTGATGGTGATTTCTGGGCTGCCTGTATGGCTTCGTTGTCTACGGGTGGTAAAGTTGTTGTTGTATCAACACCAAACGGATACGACCCAATTTACTATGAAATCTACGAACAAGCCAATCGTGGAATGAATGATTTCAAGATTACCGAAATGTTTTGGTATCGTGACCCACGTTATACTAAAGATTTGTATTTGGTTAAAACAGATGAGATTATTCATTTTTTATTAAACAGAGAAGAATATACTTCAGATAGAATTATTGATTTTTCAGGACGTGACCCGTATGAAAGAAATTACGATGAGTTAAAGGCTTATTTTGAATTGGGTTATAGACCATGTTCATCTTGGTTTGAGGCAATGGTTAAAAAACTTAAGTACGACAAACGTAAAGTTTCTCAGGAATTGGAATGTAACTTCTTGGGTTCAGGTGATAACGTATTTGACGCAAACTTGATTAAGAATATAACCGACAATATGATTAAAGAACCCATAAATAAAATGATGGGTGGTGGACTTTGGATATGGAAAGAACCTGAGATGGGTCACAGATATATTATGGGTGTGGACGTTTCTCGTGGGGATTCTGAAGATTACTCTACATTCCAAATTTATGACTTTGATGACAAGGAACAGGTTGCTGAATATGTTGGAAAACTTCCTCCTGATGTACTGGCGGAGATTGCTTACAAATGGGGTAATATGTATAACTGTTTTATTGTAATTGATATCACAGGTGGTATGGGTGTTGCAACGGCAAGAAAATTACAAGAACTTGGATATAAAGATTTGTACGTTGATGGAGTTGATTTTGGAAACAAATGGAAGTATGACCCAAAAGCTGCTGAAAAAATACCTGGTATTAACTTTAACAACAAAAGGGTTCAAATTATTGCGGCACTTGAAGAAAGTTTAAGACACGGATTGAAGGTTCATTCATCAAGATTATTGAATGAAATGAATACGTTTGTTTATATCAATGGACGACCAGACCACATGAAGGGACAACATGATGATTTAATTATGTCTTTGGCGATGTCAATTTATGTTTCTGATTCATCTTTTTCACAACTTACCAAAGTTACACAACAAGCCAAAACAATGTTGGAATCATGGACAGTTCATTCTCACGAACCACCAAAAGAACAACATTTTAATCCATCGATGCCAAATACAAACTTCAAGGATAATCCGGTGTATAGAAATCAACCATCACAAAAAGATTATGAACAGTATTTATGGTTATTCGGCGGTATGAAGCGTTGATAAAAAAATAATATAAATTAAATTTTTAATATGGAACAAAAAAACTTGACAATATGGCAAAGGTTGTCCCAAGAGTTAGGACCTAATTCTTTGTTAGGTCAAGATATACCAACATATAAGTTTGATAAAAAAGAACTTTTAAGAACTCAGGATAAGGCTGAGTATGAGAAACAAAAACTTCAAGCTCAACAAACTTTTTATATTGCAAGCCAATGGGCCAAGATTGAAAATAATCTTTATAGTCAAGCAATTTATTATGAACCAACTCGTTTGGCTTCGTACTATGATTACGAATCAATGGAGTATACTCCTGAGATTTCTGCGGCTCTTGACACATACGCTGAAGAATCTACTACGGTAGATGAAAATGGTTACATGTTACAAATCTATTGTGATTCACCAAGGATTAAAGCGGTCTTGGGTGATTTGTTTAACAACGCATTGGATATTAATACAAACTTACCAATGTGGACTCGTAATACATCCAAATATGGTGACAACTTTGTATTTTTAAAATTGGACCCTGAAAAAGGTGTAGTTGGTTGTTTACAATTACCAAATATTGAGGTTGAACGTATTGAGGTTGGTATGAAAGGAAGAGCAACATCAGGATATGGTGGGGCAATGGCTTCAAATGCCGGTGTAAAAAGTTTAACATTTACTTGGAAAAACAAACAACTTGAATTTAACAGTTGGGAGATTGCTCACTTCAGATTATTGGGTGATGATAGAAAACTTCCTTATGGTACATCAATGTTAGAAAAGGCAAGACGTACTTGGAAACAGTTGGTATTGGCTGAAGATGCTATGTTGGTTTATAGAACATCAAGAGCACCTGAAAGACGTGTGTTTAAAGTGTTTGTGGGTAACATGGACGATGCAGATATTCAACCATATGTTCAAAGATTTGCTCAACAGTTTAAAAAAGACCAAATAACTGACCCACAAACAGGAAACGTGGATATGAGATTTAACCAAATGGCGGTTGACCAAGATTTCTTTATTCCTGTTCGTGACCCATCGGCACCAAACCCAATTGAAACTTTGCCAGGAGCACAAAACTTATCAGAAATTGCTGATATTGAATATATCCAAAAGAAACTTTTAACAGCGTTAAGAATTCCAAAAGCATTCTTAGGGTTTGAAGAAGTTGTTGGTGATGGTAGAAACTTATCATTACAAGATATTCGTTTTGCTCGTACAATTAATAGAATTCAAAAATCTATGGTTGCAGAACTTAACAAGATTGCAATCATTCACTTATTCTTATTAGGTTTTGAAGATGAATTGGGTTCATTCCAATTGAGTTTAACTAATCCATCTAAACAAGCTGACCTTCTTACCATTGACGTATGGAAAGAAAAAATGTTGTTATATAAAGATGCCGTTGCACCAATTGAAGGTATTGCACCAACATCACAAACTTGGGCTAAGAAACATATTCTTGGTTTCTCTGATGAAGAAATCAAATTGGATTTACAACAACAAAGATTGGAAAAAGCGGTATCACTCGAAATTCAAAATACAGGTAACGTTATTACTAAGACAGGTATCTTTGATAGTCTTGATAGATTGTACGGTAATAAGACAACAACAGGGGCAACTGAAACTGAGACATCAACTGAATCAGGATTTGGTGACTTTGGAAGTGAACCACCGGCATTTGGAGGTTCAGAACCACCGGCTGAGGCAATACCAGCGGCAGGTGAAACACCACCAGCACCTGGTGGAGTAACACCTGAGTCAATTAAAAAAGACATGAATTTAATCTTAGAAAGAGATAATGTTTACGGTGTAGACGATATTGATTTAGAAAAAGGAAGTCGTTCTTTGGGTGTTATTGAAGAATCTCTTAGAAAACTAATAGATTGATATATTTATTAATAAAACCTATTATGAAATTTGGACAATTAATGAGCAAAATAGAAGAGTTATTAATTAACTCTTATGTAAATGAAACAGTTAAACTTGAGTTGAAAAACTTTAACAAGTTGGTGTTGGAAAATAAAAATGCCAGCACAATGTTTTTTATTTATACAGAATTGTCTAAAAACAAAGGTTTAGATAAAGAAATTGCTGAAGCATACATCAACGAGTCTTTGAGACAAATTGAGAAACTTTCCCCAAAATTAAATACTCAAAAAATTGAGTATTGGGTAAAGGATGTTGTATGTGAAAACAACTACAAAGATATTGACAATATTGTTTACAGTACTCCTGATAAAATAATGGAAACTGTTACAAGTAAAAAAGCGTTGATTAGTTTATTGAGTGAGTCATCTGAGACTAAATCTCATATTGATTTACCAATAGAAACTTTATTAAACATAGCCAACAAATCAATTAAAGGATACATCGATAATTTAGATGAGGATTCTAAAAGAGATTTGTCTAAAGTATTAATGACAGAAGATGTGGAACTCTCGAAAGAATTTGATGAATTAAAATCAAAGACTATTGGTAAATTGAGTAACATCACAGAATCATTGGATGATATCACTAGTAAGAAATTGCAGGAAACTATTGACCAGATTCAGTCTGATACTTTTTCAAAAATCA